CCTTTGGTGATTGTGGCACTAGCTTTTACATAAAAGAATACATCTTCGCCAATATGCTGAATGACATTACCGCCAATCATTCCTAAGCCAAGTGTGTCGTTGCCGTTCCAACCTAATTGACCAGCACCAAGCGTTGTTGCGTAAGTGGTGTCAAAGTCTAAATAATTTAGATTTGTAATGGTTGTAGCACCAGCAATACCGCCTGTGTCGCTAACAGTAACGACTGAGTTTTGAATAAGTTTGCCAGTTGTAGTGTCATATCTAGCAATTGCGTTGTCTGTTGCAGAAGCTGGGCCAACCACATCACCACCTGTTGATGGGCTAGTGTTAGTGATTACTCCTGTTGTACTGTTGTAACTAATGCCTGTTCCAGCACTTAATGATTCTCTTGCTCTAGCTTGGGTAAAGTATTCGTTTGTACCTTCAGCAATATTGGTCGTTGTAAGCACCACAGTACCGACTTGACCATTTACTGAGGTCACGGCATCTGTGTTATCTACTTTTTGCCATACAGAGCCGTTAAATATCGCCCAATCGCCTACTTTCCAATCAGTAATGCCATTTAGGTTGGTAGAACCAGCCACATCAACGACATAATAGTAGCCCTGAGTGCCTGTTGAGCTAGTTAAAGTTGGTGTATTTGTGCTTGCATTCCATGTGCCTTGATAGTTGAGGTCACCTTGCAAAGGAATCTGACTTGTTGGGACTTTACCGCCAGCATCTAGGGTTGCAACACCTAAAGGTTGGGCTTTTTCACTGGTAGGAATGTATCCGCTAACAGTTGTACCGCTAATTGAACCGCCTGTAATGCTGACATTATTGGCATTTTGCTCTGCCATTGTGCCAAGACCAGTAAGCGTATGGTCAGCGTTCCAATCCGATGGGCGTACTAAGCTTGTGTCTGCGGTATCAGGTACGGTGCTAACTTTGGTGTGTTTAACGGTAATAGCCATTATTAATTGTTCCTAATGATAGTGCCACCTGAAATATTGACGGTTTGCGTGATATTGATGGTGGTCGTGTCAAGGTTTAAATCTGCACCACTTGTGCCTACTGAGCCATCCATCACTACGGTTGTGCCGTCAGACTTGAATATGCGGAAGAAACTAGCCGTTCCACTAGCTACCGCAGTCCCATTATTGACTGTGCCAAGCGTTAAAGTTCCATTAGTATCCGTACCAAATGCACCAGCCAACACGCATGAAACCAACAAGGTCTGTGTTGTTATGCCAGTATTAGCGTTAGCTGGGGCTGTGCCTTGATAAATGTTAATGATTGCACCGTTACCAGCATAGGTAATCAAGCCCTCATTTTGGGCGTGGCGAGTACCGTTGGAATACTTTAATGCGGTCATTGAACACCTATAATCTTACCGTCTGCTCCACGAATAACTTGTTTAGGTCTGGTTTGGTTTTGATTGATAGTGTCCGCTAACTGAGCAATCATTTCGGCAGTCTGTTGGTTGCCTTGTTGAATCGCATTAGCAATCGGCTGCATTGGATGTTCCATAGCCTTGGCCATATCTTCATCTAAGTCGTAAGCTTGTGGCAATCCTTCACCACCGTTCACGCCAGCAGAGATTTGAGCCACTTCAACCTTAGCGCCATTGTTCACATAAGCCAATAACAACTGGGTGTTACGCTCAGTCATCATCTTCATTTGTGCCATCTTCATTTCCATCTCGCGTTCAGCTGCATCGCGCTGCATTTCCATCTGCATACGAACTTGAGTTTCTTGAGATTGGAATTCTTGCTTGGCTTTTTCCATCTCAATGGTGGCTTGCATCTTCTGAGTTTCCAACTGCATCTGAGCTTGCATCTTCTGTTGCTCAAGCTGGGCTTGCATTTGCATCTTCTGAACTTCAGGTGTTGGTGGCTTAGGCTGACCTTCTGCTTGTTTAGCTTGCTCACGGAATTTGTCAGCAGTTTCGTCAATGATGCCTTCAAGTTGTTTGCCAGCTTTGAATGCTGTCACAGCAAACTTAAGCATTTCCATTAACATTGGGGTTGTTTCTGGTACAGCTGTGGCCATTGGTACGGCTTGCTGGAAGAATTGACCCATAGCTTGCAAGAATGCCATTCTGTCGGCTTTTTCTTGCTGCTCATCCTGATAAATCATTGAATCGCTAGTGACTTCAATGCGGAAGTTCTTAGCAGACTCTGATTTTAATAGGGCTAAAGCTTGTGGAATGTACTGTTTATCTTGCTCAGATAACTGGTCAGCGCCTGAAATCTTTAAAATCGTATCTTCAGAGAAGTGATTGCAGATAATCTGGGCTTTGATGCTCAACAATGTAGTAGCAAAGTTCACTACTGCGTGTTGCATCGTTTTTAAACGACCAGCTGCGTTGTTTGACTTGATAATTTGAGCGCCAAGCGTTTCATTAGGGTCGGTTTGACCACGCTGAATGTCGGCAATACCCATCAATTCATAGATTTGACCCTTAACTTGCTCCATAGCTTGGTAGCATTGGGCTAAAGCTTGAGCAAATGGGGTAATGTCTACTAAGTCAATCGCACCTTTCATGCCTTGCTTCTCAGCAAATGCCATCCAGTTGTGGACTGGAATCAAGGTGTTGTTCTCTCCCTCAGAGAATAGTCGTTGTAATTCGCTTGAGCTTGCATCGTAAACGCCACGAACCTTCAATGCGTTAATCAAGCCATCAATACGGTCTGAAAGTGTGTCCAATTCCCTTGCTTGGTCTTGGTACATCACAAAATCAGGGATTGGTTCTAGGTTTTCAGTTGTAAGGTTGGCAAACAATGGCTTCGGACATGGCCAGAAGTTCTCCAACTGTAGTGGGTCTGGGCGCTCATCAAGAATCTTGCCTAGTGATTTGCTAATCCAAAGTGCTGTGCCTGTTTCTTTGTCCCAAATCTCATAGATGGTGGCTTGCATGGCCATATCTTGCTGCTGGGCATAAGTCTTTGAGTCATGCGGTGTTGAATCCAATGGGATTTGGTAGCCAAGTTCTTCGCCAAAGCGATTAACCAAGGCATCACGGTTCATGTAAACCTTACGCCATACCGCAGTTACTTCTTCCCATGTTCTGGCTACTGAGTGGCCAAAATCACGCCAATGCACATAGTCAATTGGTGCGCACTCGTACTCAATGCGTTCTTGGCTTTCGTTCTCTAAGCCTTCAGTTGATTCGTCAGCTTCGTCAATATCTTCAGTAACTTGAACGCCATCTTCTGGAAAACCTTTTTCGTCAGCAACAATGTGCGGTTCATAACGAACCCAAGCTGTACCACGGCCACCAATCATGCGGTCAAATACCACTGAGTCCATAGCGGACTTGTAATCTGTGTAGTGTTCTAGCTCATACTCAAGGGCGCGCTCAAGCATCATAGAAGCAACACGACCAATTGGGTCGTTGTCACGGAATCTGCGGCTTACATCAGGTCTTGGTAGTCGTGCAAAGATGGCTGGAATAACCGTCTGCACATTGGAATATAAGATATTGAATCTAGCGTTAGGATTGTTCTGAGTCCTAGAATCGTCACGGTAGCGTTTGAGGATTTTATCTGCTCGCCCTTCCCACTTCTTGAAGGTGCGCTCATAACTGGCAATCTCGTTATACCAGTTCTCATAGGTGTGCTTTGACGAATTTTCCATGCTTATATTCTTCCGCTAGGTTTTGTGGTTGAAGTTCGCCACATATCATTCAATGTGGTTTTGTTCTCACCTACTACAATACCCCTGATAGAGTTGTCTTTCGGAGTGGTTTTATCTTCTTCTTTCCATGCTATTGCAAGCATACGGAAAGCATCTGCACCGTGAGAAGTCCAATCGTGTTTGGGTTTATCCCTAAAAACCTTCTTGTCCTCATCGTATTCACGCTGATACTGCCGTAAGCACTCTATACCGTCTTGACATCTTTCTGCATCAAACCAGCTTCGCATAAGTGCAAGTCTAGTGGCTTGAATACCGTCTTGAAGCGATAAGCTTGGCACTATTTTAAGCTTATTCAGTGGAATTTTGCTAGATATTTGTTCAATAATTGATTTTCCACCACTTGCCAGAGTTTTTGCCCTAGCATCATGCGGTAGGTAATGTGTGCCGTACTTGTAACCAAACTCTTGTTCTTTGGCAGCCAATAGGTCTGTGTAGTAACTGACTTGATGGCCGTTGCTTGAGTGGTAATCCAGTATGCGTAGTTCTCCAAACACGACTTGATACCACCAAATGGCCGTATCGTCTGAGTAACCCAAGTCCCAAGCTGTATGGCATGGAAACATCTTATCGTATTCAACTGTGGTAATGCGCTTGGCATCGGTAAGAACTCGCATCTCTTTGCCGTAAAACGCGCCCAAAATAGCTGCTTCAAAGCTACATTCAAACTCTTGCTCGTATTGGTCAGGTGACATAGAAGCTTGAGCATCTTCCAACTCAGCCTGTGGCAGCAGACCAGTCTGGCTTGCTCTTAGCGTTTTCGTATACCAGCGAGGGTCTTTCGTAGCATTTGTGTAAACATCGTAAAAGGCATTATGGCCTTTAGGAGTACCAATAAACACAGCCCAGCCCATGCGGTCAGCAAGCAAAGGGCGAATAATCTCTCCCCACATTCTTGGTCGCATATCTGCGTACTCATCAAGTACCACTCCATCAAGATACAAACCTCTGAGAGCATCAGGATTATCAGCACCATAAAGCTTGATTTTCGCTCCATTGACGAGTTCCACCCATAGTTCAGATTGATTGGCTTTGGCCAGTACAGGCTTGGCATACCGCTGTAGGTAATCCCATGCAATGTTCTTGGCTTGTGAATAGTAAGGCGCTACATAGGCATATTGACCGTGTTCTTTGTCCTCAATCAATGCCCTGTAAATAAGGTCGTTAATGCACGATACGGTCTTACCGCATCTTCGGTGTGCAACTACTACAGCCCAGCGTTCAGTTCTGTCATGAAAATCAGCAAAAACATCTCTGGGCGAGTAGTCCAGTTCAATGTCTAAGACTTCTTCCATGAAACCTGTATCTTCACTGGGGCTTTGTCGTCACCAACAAGTTCTTGGCGCGCTAGTTTGGGTACATGGTATTCAACCACAGACTGAAGCATCTGAAATGCCTTCTCTGGATTTGGGAAAACTATGTACTTGCCCTCAGCTTCGTCATAAACGCCATTAGCGACCTGTTCAAGCCACCCTTGCATCTTGTCTGTGTTGCCATCAACAAATCGCGCTATGGCTTCCCTAGCTGCACTGGTGGACTTATTTGGGCTACCAGCTGGTCTACCAGCGCCCTTAATATTTCCTGATTGTTTATTTGCTGACATACTCCGTACCTAAGTGTTTAGATAGATTAAGTATATATTATTTTTGGTTTTCGTTAAATAGTCTTTCAAGCATTTCTTTTCTTGATTCTTCATCAGTCATAGCAGCTGCTGGGGGTACTGCAAATAGTGGGCTGCCTTTTTCTAGTAGTGACTTCTTAGCTTCTGGGGTAATGTCAAAGTAATGAATTTCATCACCCTTCGGTGGATTAGCCTTAATGTCGCTCAAATATTCATTCCACAAATCGCCTTGTCTTACATAGGCATCATTTATAAATGTACTGTTTAATTCAGGGTATTTTTTAACGGCCCATGACTCAAAATTTTGATTTGATGGAAGATTAGTCTTGCCAACCTTGATGCCGTACTTCTTACCGTATTTATTGATGTATTCAGGCAATATCTTGTCGTAAAAGCCTTTCATGCCTTCGCCACCAATACTTAAGCCAGCGCCACTTAGCTCATCTGCTTCAGTTTCCATA